AGCACGGCCTTGTGTGTGCTGCCACTATTCCCGGACGCCTCGAGGGCGAAAACCGGATTGATAATTGCTATGTCTGCCATTGTATTAGTCTCCCTGGATTAAGAGTTGTGAAGGAGTGGCATCATGGTGAGTGGATTGTCCACCATGAGCATGAATATAGCGTCTACGATGGCTTTATGCCCACCGCCTTGATAGTCGAGTCGCTTGACGCGCGGCAGTCGGGTGTAAGCCAAACCGCACATGTCGAGATCAACGAAGATTCCGCTCTTGTGGGTGAAGGCCGAATCTTCGCCGGTCGATGCGTTCGTGTGGAGAAACGACGTCAGATGCAGCGTGTAGGTGCCGGTGTCGAGCACGAGTCGATCCACGGTGTCGATCAATTCCCTGCTGGATGCTTGCTGATTGAACGTTCTTGCGCAGACTTGAGAGGCGCCGGTGACAGGCTGATAGGTGGTGAAATCGGTGAAGGCTTGCTTCAGCTCCACGCCGACGAAACCATCCGACTTGGCCGGGCCCTTGCGTTCTTTGTAGGCGGTTTGCCCCATCGTTTTGAAAATCGCTTCGGTGAAACTGCCCAACGCGCTGACCGAGCTCTTACTGAGAGTCGGCGTTTGAAAATCGCTTGGCACGCCATACGACGTAAACGAATTATCAGACCATTTAAGCAGGCCACGAGTTTCGTTGGCTTGATCCACGCCGTCGTCGCGAGCGTTTTCCTCGTTGGACAAGCAGCGCTTTTCGATTTGGCGTTTAACGGTGACGAGAGCATCGGCGATCTGGTCAGCCATGTTGCTGCCCTTGATACCAGCTACTTCGACTTCTTCCATGAAGTCCGAAACACCGGGATTGCGCCAAGTTTTCTGGGCGACTCCGGTTAGTTCCTGACCTTGGTTGGAGTGGAACTCGGTGGCGTCTTTGCCGTCGAGCACACCTTTGTGGCCGGTGGTCGCGTATTTCTTGCATTGCCAGTAGTGAAGCATTTGGTTTGGGCGCTTCCGCTTGGCAATCATCGATGTAAACGGCGTCGCGTCACTCTCGATGTTTGCAATCAGATTTGCCCATTCCTGCGGCTTCGCTACCGCGTCTTTTTCAAATAATTGTGCCATAGTTTTTCCTAGATGGTTTGCTGTATAAGATTTACTAACGCATCATGTGAACCTCCGGCCTTGACGAATTCCTTTATAGGCAAGCCTTCGTTCCTGGGCTTCGCGTCAGCCACGGCGCTTGGGCCGGCCGGCGCGACGTCCGTTGGAATGGTAGGTGGCGTTGGATCGGTCTGCGCTGAGCGCCTTTCCGATATGTGAGCTCGAGCTAATGCCGCTTGTCCCAACTGCTCCAAGGCCTCTTTGGGGTCGGCGTGATAAGCCGCCCGGAATGCCTCGGTGTTGTAAAAGTACGCGGCGTGGGGGAATTCGGGCGCATTCTTGTCCACCAGGAAAGGGTATTTCCCCACGGCTCGAGATTGCAGCTCGTTGCCGAGCAAAATCTTTTGTCGCGCGGCCGGTATCTTGACTTCGAGATTGTCCACACTTGAATTGTAAAGCGCGCGAACTTGCTCGGCGTCGAAATCCTCCCCTTCCTCGTTTTCTGATGCGTATCCATCCCAATTGGAAACAGCCCACTTTTTCATGTCGCGCTGTTCTTGCTCCATCTTGTCCAGGTCGGCCGGTGTCATTTTCGTCACCGGATCGTCAATCGACAAAGCCTCCTTCCTTGATCCTGCCTCGGCTTCCTCAAGCCGTCGGCCTAGATCGCGGTTGGCGGCCCTTTCGGACTCCACCTGTTCTTCCAGCTCTTTGCGTTTCGCCACCTCTTTTCCGATCCGTTGGTCGATTCTCGCCTGTGTGCGATCTTCTTGCGGTGGTTCGGGGGCCTGTTCCGGTTCCGGTTCGGGCTGAGGTTCAACTGGTTGCGTATCCGTTATTTCTTCTGTTTGAACGCTGTTTTCCTCGGTTGCAGCTTCCGGCGCGGTTAGTCCAAGGACGTCGGCTATTTCATCGATGCCTGGCGTACCGTCTTTGAGATCAGCGGATTGCGGCTCCGCAGCGGCCGTTTCTGTTTCTTGTTCCATAGGTTTAGCCCCCTAAGTAGGTTATCCGTCGCCTTGCCGGGCGAAGTCGGTTGCTTGGTGTTCGCATTCTGCCAAACGCGACGGACATTGGCAAAAGTGCCAGCTTTTTCTAAACCCACGGCCAGAAACGACCGGAAACAACCCAAATTAGCCGCGAATTAGTCCCTGCTTCCCCAACCAAATACGCCGCCATTTTCAAGAACGTCTCTTTCCTCCTCGGACGCACGCTTGTCCACGTCGGACTCCTTCTCGAGGTCGAAACAAATCGCCACGACCCCCTTTTCCGTCGGCTCGAATTCGGTCGAATCAACAATGTTCGAGATCGGCCGCAGCACGAACGAACTGCCCCAATCGTCAAATATCTTTACCTGGTGTGCGGCTGGGTACGTATCCAGTTGCTTGGTTAATTCCGCGACCGTCATCGCATGGCCCTCATCGCCTTTTCTTTAATTCGATCTTCATACGGCGCAACGACTCGACGTAAGCCTCAATCTTTTCCTTGTTTGCCTTGCGAAGAATCGCGGAGCCGCATTGAGCGCTCAAGATTTTCAAGGCCTCCTGATATTCCTCGTAAGATGCCACTTTCATCTTTTTATGATCGGATCAATGTGATCAGTAAGATTGGCCTTGAGCGTCAGCAATGATTGCGCGCCGCCCAGCAGCCATTTCGTGTAGGTATCGGCTAGATCGGGCGCCCCGGCCGCATGCTGGAGGTCGACCACTTGCTCGTCGATTAACTGCATCACGGCCTCGATTGCCGGCGTTTGACCCTCCCTGGCAAGCACTTCGTCCAGCTCCCTAGTGCTGTACGTGGGCGTGATCGCCAATTTTACGAGCCTAATCTTCTTTCCTATCATCACTTTTCCCTAGTTCGCCATAGGGCGCGAACAACGCCACCGGTCGTAGCCTTGGAGTATTCGTTCGATTGTCCAGACTTCCGGCCACTTGCATTTTCGTAAAGAACTCGTCATATGCCTTGGCAAACAACATAATGTCCTTCTGTGTGATCTCGCACTCGGGTTGTTCATAATCAATGCTATTGCGCCGCTCCACTATTCTCTTGGCCATTTTGCCCTCCTTGCTGCCCCTTCCCCAAAGCAGGCTGTGCTCCTACGCGACCTGTTTGAGCGTTTTTCCCTTGCTGCACCATAAAGCCCAAATGCTTCATCCTCGTTTCCAGAATTGATTGCGAATCTTCCTCGAGTCGTTCCATCGCCCCCGGATTTTTCTGCCCGATTTGCTGCAAGGTCTGCAACCTAAGTTGATGATTCTGCCCTTCCTCGAGCATCGGCGGCTCCACGCCTGCCGCGATCTTGGCGAAATTCATTTGTTCTTCTTCTATTTCGCGTCGATTTGCAGAAGATACCGGTTGCAACGTGTCCTCGGCCAAGGCCGGGTCGATCCCGGCGAACAGTCGAGCCACCAGCTTGTCGCGCTGTACCGTGGAAAGTACGTCGATGGGCAGAATGTATTTGCCTATCACTTCGGCCTTTTTCAGCACGTAGTCCAGATCAAGATCGCGAGCGTCGAAAGTTAGATCCAAATCAAACTTGCCCTGGATGTCCTGTCTTGATCGAGCTACCGGCACACCTTGCTTGGAACCGGTGACTCGCTGGAGTGTCTCATCCGGCATGTATTGCTGAACGAGCTGCAACATCATTACCAAAGCATCTTTCAGATTGCTAAGAAACGAGTCCACCATGTCCTGCGACGCCAGGGCCGACATGGCCGGCGGCACGGCGTCGGACGTGCGGCAGAAATACTGGTCGATCTGCTGCTGAACAATGTCCTGCGCCTTGTCGTTGGTCGTTGGATACCTTGGCGGCTCCATCCATTGAATTTCGCCCGGCCTCGACTCCTTGACTTGCGCCATCGGGCCGATTGTCAACTGGACGCGAGGCCGGTTCTTGGGTACCCGAATCGGCGGTACGGTGGAAAGCGTGGTGTGGTCGCAATAGCTGTCCCAAAGAAACTTTTGCGTCTGCTGGCCGGTCATGGCCAGTTCCGCGACCGAACGGCTGTCCCACAAGCGGCTCGTCAGCACCTCTCTGGCAAAGAACACGAAAGGGTACTTGCCGTGCGCGTAATCCAGCAGAGCTCGTTTTTTGGCCGCGAATTCAACTGCATGGCTGAAACAGGTGTAATATATGCCCGGTACGCCGTCATCGTTCACAGCCTTGTTGTAGGCGGTTATCACCTCATAGCATCCTCGATAGGCCTCGCGATCCGTAGTGCGTTTCACCAATCCCAGCGAGAAATCCCCGACAACCTCCGACGCCGCGTAATAAGTTGAAAATCCGCTTTCTCCCTCGTGCTCAAGCACCTTGTCCACAAACTTCCTTGAATAGCCCTGGCTGACCTCCCTTTCGCGTAATTCGGTTTCCGAAAGCCATTCCCTTATGAATATCACGCGAGCGCGCTGAATGTCCGTCGTGTTCTGGGGGAAAAAGATGTCCTCGAACATTCGATAGGCCGTCAACTTGGGCACAGATTCCTTGACGTAGGGCGTGGGGAACCGAGCGATTCCGGTTTCCTTCAGCTCCTTGAGCATCTTTTTCGCTCGAGCCTCTTTCACGTGAGGCGCGATCTGCCGAATCATCGTAACCAAGTTCGCTTCCTCGTGCGGATTGTTCATCATGTTCGGGATTTCCTGGGCGATTGCCTCCTGACCCAAGCCTTCTTTCTTCGCCCTTTCCACCAAGGCCATGATCAACTCGTCGATATTCATGGTGCCCATCTCCAGGGCCACTTCATGCTTCCAGTAGACGCCAAGCACCGAGCCGGCCGGAGTGTCGCCCTCCTGCCATTGCGCGATTTTTTTCAGCTCCCTCCTGAATGAGTTTCCCAACTGATTGCGCAAGACCCACTTCAAGACCGTGTTCATTTGCGCGCCGAGCATTAGATCCCGACCCTCGAGCCCCTGCACTCTGACGTCGGCCCTTTTGGCCGCCGACACTAATATGCGTTCGCGTTCGTTGATTATCATGTCGGCCGTGCGAATTCTCGAATCCGTGGCACCCTCGAACGGAAATGGCGTCGCGCCTTCCATGTATTCGGCCTTTTTCAGCCCATCGGGCGATTGCCCCTCCCATCGGCAATATCGAATATCCTCGGCTTTGTCTCTCCTCGCGCTGACGTCTTGAGCCAAATCACGTTGAATTTGCTCCATTTCGTCCTTGAAGGCCTCCAATTGCTCTTCGGTCACTTTGGTTTCGCCGCCGTCGCCGCGCATTTTCTCTAAGTTTACTTCCTTTATTTCTGCCATTGTTTAATCCCCTTGCATCGTGTTTAGAACTTCTACTAAATTTTCCCTCGTGTAATAGGCGTATTTGCCCCCCGGCAG